GGTATGAACGATGTCCCGCAGGTTGATCGTTATCAAATTCTCTGCATCGTAATAGAGTGCCAGTTTGTCGCATATAGTTGCATCATCAAGTTTTACTGTCATGTAAACACAAGTCTGGGTTACATTTTTGTTCCTGATGATCATTTTCCCCAAATTCTCAGAAAACTGACAAATTTCGGGCTTCTCGATTATTTCGAAGGTATCTACCATTGGCTTGGCTTCTATTCTCGGACAAAAATATCTACATGACGCGCGGGCTGAAAGGACATTATACTTCGACTAACTCCGCGTTCGAGTGAAGGATATCGTGAGTGGTATTGCCGGTTATTTCAAGGGTTTTTATCAAATAGCGCATATTGAAGACCAACACTTTGACCCAGAGGCGCAGGTTCGCAATATCTGATGCAGTCAGGTTGAGATCGACTTTCAGCATTTCCTTGTCCCGGGCAAGCCATTCCGCGTATGGCTTGTGAAATCTGTTGTACAATCCATTTTCCCCGCCAATTTCAAGAGAATATTCGCTCCGGTCTTCAGTGCCAGCAGAAAGGTCGGGGATGCCTCCTTCGAAATAATATCCTTTATCCGAAAAATTATTTTTAACCAGCAAGCCGATATAAACCTCTGATGGGCGACTACCGCCTGCAGTTGGGAATTCTACAACAGGCGTTACTGCATTCAGAGGAACTACTTCCTCGATCGAACCGTCTGCATGGACAGTCTTGGTCGTATATACGCCTACCGGAACACATTTCGGGCATGTGAAATCAATCGAGCAATCGTAGGTTTGCTCTTCCGAGTCGGCTTCGGGTTCCATTTTCGTAAACCCGGCTTGATGTACGATATCCAGAGTGGCTATTGGGGTTGTGTATTTGTTCCATGTAGTGCCACGCCCAGAGTGATAAAGCAGTGCGTCGATTTTTTTACCTGAATAGATATCCCCGGTTTGGGCCAGTTTGATATTTTTATAGTCGGGAGACACTCTGTATTTGTTGATGACGTCCTGCAGGGAATAGCTTTCGATAATCTCATCGGTCGGCTCTTGGCCCAAATCCTCTTCGTAGGACTTGGTGTAGTTATCATCTTCGTTACGGAATGCAAGGGTGTATCCTTTCTTTTCATAGGTGGGTAGCGAGTAGTTGTCGCTGACTTTGGCTGTCCAGTCTACAAATTTACTACTTGCGAGAATCGACTTGTTACTCATCAGAAGATATTTCTTTCCGGAAAGGAATAACGTGCAGCAAGGTATTTTGAGTAGATTGATAAGAAAGTCGCTCAAATCCATGTCAGGCATCGAGTCGGCAAGATTGAGCGTACATTGGGTAGGATATAACCCCGGCCGGGCACCGGGCGATGTATCTTTTACCCCGTATCGGTTGTCGTATTCGGAACTTTTGTAAAGTCCGAGGATCGCTAATATATTGAGGAGTTTTTCGAGTTCCGGTTCCCCCAGCTCTAACTCCGGAAGGATTTTGTCGAGGATATAGCGTACCTTGATCGCCGGGACAACATAAGGGCGGGTGGTGTAAAGCCAGTTCGCATATTTATCGACCGTTGAGCATTCTGCTTTCGTCGGCCCCGACGTCACATACTCGATCGAGGCGCTCATTGCCTTGCGCATAATCTGGGGCAGGCCGAATTCGTCATATAGTCCTTTACGGGCGTTTTCTACCATCGTCGAGAACTTGATGTCCTCAAATCCGGAGAATGGGATGTCGGTCAACTTTCCTGTGACGATATGGTCGAATTCGGCCCCGACGAATGAGTATTGCAAGGATTTATCGGAATAGTCGTCATATTTCAGTTCGCCCTGAAATGCGACTATGCCATTGAATAACGCTTCGCAGGATGCGGTCTTGCGTGACGGCCGTCGCCGGATGCCGGGTGTGAATCCGAAAAATTTGCAGTTTTTCGGCGACAGCTTAAATTCGACATTCGTGGAAACGGCCACTGGTACCCTGTCATCTTCAAAGATCGGATTGTCCAGCGTAAATGTCACATCCTGATCAGGCTGTACATCGAGGATTATACCCTCGGATCGGAATTGTATCATTGTTTTTTGCCTCCAATTTGCCCGCGTTCCCGCGTGCGGTTGTACTCTTTCATTTTCGCAACGATCCCGTTCTCGCCCAGCATTGTCACGTAGGCAAGGATCGGATTCTTCAGCATGTCGCATAACCGATCGACGGCCGCTATGAATTTACCGGCCGTGCCTGCGTCCAAAGAGGAAAGCCCCGTGTCTGTTGTGTCGAATGACGGGATATCTCCGGTTGGGCCGCCGGATACGAATCCGGGTACCGGTGTATTTTGCCGGTATACGGCATTGAAATCGAAGCTGCCGAGTGTTCCCTGCCGGCGGGCCGCTTCGATCGTGTTCAGTACGGGAATCAACGAAGGGTTATCCATCGCGGAAGCCGGGACGACATATTCTTTTCCGTTTTCCGATACCAATACAGTCGGCGATGAGATAAAGCCCCGTTTATCCGGAGAATAACGGGCATTGAATTTTTTGCCGTCCTGCATCCGCTCAATGACTTGACCGCCTTCTTCGGCACCAGTCGTTATTGGGGTTGATGCAATCATAGCGATTTGTGCAGCACCCATTGCAGCGGTAATTGCGGCCATAATATAACCAGCAGGTGGTGCTACTGTTAAAGCTGCCGTAACGCCCAGAGCCGTATTTACTATAGCGTTAGTAAGGCTCATGGCCTTTTGTCGTTTCGCCTGCTTGAGTTGTAATTCCTCTTGTTTGGCTTCGAGATCTGCGGCCATTCGATCCTCCTCTGCTTGGGCTTGCTCTTCGGTCATCAGTCCGGCTTTGACACGCTTCTCGTTGGCTTTTTTCTTCTTATCCTGATTTTTCTGATATTTCTTTAATTCAGCATTCTCCTTTTTGGTCATCATGTTATCGTAGGTAGTATATACCTGTAGTGCCGTTTCTGTAGCTGCGCCAATCGCAGTCATGGCGGCATGTACGGCTTGCAACGCTTCTTCGGTAGAAGCAGCTCCGTTCTTCAGCACATCAAAAAATTTCATCCAGTCCGATTGTGGGAGGCCCATGAACGTCGAGTCATTGCCCGCAAAGGAGAATGTTTTCTGCTGCCCGTCGCCGAAAACTTCCAGTACGCCGATGATCGCTGTCCTGACATCTTCGAAACGATTGACGAGATTTTGCTTCTCTTGAGCCGAGAGAAGTTGCGTATCGAGTTGGATGCCGTCGAACATTCCGGACTCGATGAGCGTTTTTAATTGCGCAGAGAGTTGAGTCAGGTGTTCGAGTTCTAACCGGGACTCTTCTTCCGCTTGGGTTTTCCGTAGCTGTTTGCGTTCAGTGGCCGAACCTTGGAAGTCGAGGAGTTCCTGCTTGTGACGGTTTTTGAGTTGTTTCTTTTGCAGCTCATAGGTTTCCTCTTCCCTTTTCAGTCGGTCATCAATTTCGTCGAGTCGGATTTTAGTGATGTTGCGCTGATGGGCTTTCTCCAGAGCCTCCAGTGCCGCGGCGTTGCCTGCGTACTTCTTTTTTTTCAGTTCGTAGTCAGCGTTTTCCCGCTTGATCCTATCGGTTTCCGATTGCTGAAGAAGTTTGTTTATCTCCTCTTCTTTGGCTGCGGCCGCCTTCTTCTGTTCAAGTCGTTTGTCGGCGAGTTGGTTCTGGATTTTGAGCCGAGCAGCACCTTCATCGATATTTTTCGCAAGGCGTTTTTCCAATGCTGAGATTTCCAGTTTCAGCAGCTCCTCGTTGAATTGGGACGCAGATACAATTTCTCCGTTCTGGTATTTCTCCTTGAGTTTCAGTTTTGCGGTCAGAAACTCTTTATCTTTTTCGAGCGACCATTTGCCTGTATCGTCCGGGCCGGTGGGCGTTGTGTTTGTGGTCGTGGTGGTGTTCAAACTGAGAGGCGTGCCGACCTTACCGTAAATGGTGTCCAGCATCGAGAGGGCCTGTTGGCCTTCGGTCACGGTGTTGCGTAATTCTGTGGTGATTTCTTGTAAGGCAATATTCCGGCCTGCAGGATTCCATGCCGAACCGGTGAGGTTCAGTCCCAGATTTCGTAATTCCATGTTAAGGTCGGAAACTGCCTGACTTTGTTTCGCAGAATCGTTTCCGGCCGCTTTTATCTTGCCCGTGAAATCGACGACAGCGGCGGCGATCAATCTCTGCTTATCGGCGGTGAGCGACGATTCGTCGCCCCATTTTTTATATTTGCTCGTGATTTCGTCGATCGCCTTTTTCGTAGCAGTCATCTCATCGTTGGCGATGCGTTCTGCTTCCTGCTGGCGGAATTTGAGTTTGATATTTTTTTCCAATTCGGTGTTTACCGACTGAAGCGCGATGGCGATTTCCTCGTTGGTACTTTTCTCGGTGAGCAGGTGCGGAAGGTAGTTGCCGTACCTTTCATTGATAATTTTGATCGCTTCGGCCCGGGCGCGGCTCCCGGAGGCGGCGCGGGTCGCGGCCTCCTGCAATTCGTTGAGCTTTCGTTTCTCATTGTCGATTTCGACCGCGGCTTCGGCGGCCATGTTCTTGACCTGCTTGTGGGTTTTGAATATTTTGTCGCTGAACAGGGTTACCGCACCGATGGCGACTGAAATTGCAGTCACAATCCAACCCCACGGCCCGGCTTTGATGACGTTGTTGAATATCTGTGTAACCAGCGTTGCCTGCTTCGTAATGGCGATATACGCAATATGAGCTGCTCGGTAAATCACCATCGCCTTGTGTGCAGCTAACATTATGGTTTTGTAGGCTGCGACGGCTGTAATGATTGGGATGATCGCTCCTTTTGTTAGGTATAGGAATTTCACAAGCCCCGTCAGCGCCTTCAGAAAGGTTACGGTGATCGAGGTTGTCGAGGTGAATGCCGGATTCAGTGTTTCACCGAGGATTACAGCCTGCTCATGGAGCGCTTTCTTCTGCTTTTCGTATTGGGCCGTGGCACTTTCGTTTTTGGTGTTGAACTCTTCGATGACAGACGTGCCGGTTTCGAACGCGCGGTTGGCAATTTCCTGCTGCCGACGTAATTCGTCGGTATTGGCCGCCAATACACCCAGCACCTGCACGCTACGTTGGCCGTCGAGTTTCATCGAGTTCAGGGCGTTCACGATCGATTGCATACCTTGACCGGACTTACCCATACCCTCCAGAACGCGGATAAATGCCTCGTTCATGTCTTCGCCCATGAGCTTCTGGAATTCGCCGAGGCTCATCTTGGCAATTTTGGCAAAGACCTCTGTCCGCTTGTACATGGCGGTAATTACCTGTCCGTAGGAGGTGCCTGCCGTTTCGGCCTGCTGCCCCAATTTGTCGAGTGTGCCGGCGAGGCCGAGGACGGACTGAATCGAGATATTTACATTCGGTGCCGTACCGGCCGCCCTCTTTGCGAAATCAACGACAAACCCCTCGGCCGCGGTGGAGGCCATGCCGATTTCGTTGATTGCCGAGCCGACCTTGAGCATACTCTGCTCGATGCCGTATTGTTCTCGGAGGTGGAAAATATCGACGAGTTTTCCGATCTGCTGGATGGCCGCTTCGACATTTCCGCCGAGGTCACGAGCCAGCGAAACCCCGATTTTGTCGCCGGCGCGGGCAAATTCGAGCAGGTTTTGTTTACCTTCGATACCGAGTTTACCCGCGACGCGCACAATGTCGAGCAGTGAGTTCTGTGTGGTTCGGGTGTCTATCTTCTTCAGTTCTTCCGAAACTTCGCGGATCTCCGTTTTTGTTGTTGAAGTGGTCTTCTGGGCATCGGTCAGAGCTTCGTCATACTCCAGAAAGGCGGCACGGGCTTTCTTGGTGCCCATGACTGCGAACGACATCGAGGCAAATCCGGCTGTGATCGCGCCGAAGAACTTGCTGAACCCGCCGGCCATCCGTTGCACGACGTTCCCCGTGTCGCGTGCCGAACCTTTGAGTGCCTTGATGCGGACATCGACCTGACGCAATTCCATGCGGAGCTTCTCCCATTGTTCTGTATGGGGAACGGCATTGCGGAAAGCGTTCATCGTCGCTCTATGATGCTGCTGCAATTCCCGCAACGTCATCTTTTCGAGCGACTGCTGACGGATCAGGTTCTGTAAACGGGTCTTTTGATCATCCAGTGCTTTGCTCTGTTTGTCGATCTCAGCCGTAAGCGCACGATATTCCGGGGTGTTCTTCTTCCCCTGAGCTTCCAGTTGTTTCTGGGAAGCGATAAGTGCATCAAGAGCGATCTTTCCATCGTGGGTGGATCGTTTGAGGTCTTCGATACTTTTGCGCCCGGCGTCGCCGTTGATGATGATATTGAGCCTTAAATCTTCATCCCGAAGTGCTTTTGCCATATTTCTAATCCGTCAGTTGTTGCTTGATTTCTGCAACAACATCGTCGGTCAGGCCGTACATCAACCGGGAAGCAATCGACTCGTAGTGTCCGTAAGCGAAACGGGTGTGAATCTTGCGGGCACGCCGGACGAGCTTGGAACCATAGCGCAGAACCCGCATGTCGAGGAAACGTTCCTCGATTGTGTGCTGATAGGTCATTGTCGCCGACATCTCGCCTTGTTCGGAAACAGACATCGAACGCTCATTGACCAGTCGGCCGGTGCGGGTACAAAGTTTCGTTGCCAACACCGTATTCTGGTTCTTCAGCCATCGGTTCGACTCGTCGAGCAAAGTGCGCCGTATGTACTCTCCTTTGACAGTCATTTGTTGCAGTTTGCAACAAAAGTAGCCGCTCGAAGGCGGCTACAAAGGACAGGGATATGTGAGCAAAAAAGTTACTTTTTCACCTTCGGCGAAGATGAAAGATAGCTGGCCAGCAGCCACGCGAAAAGTAAACCTATGCCTATTGCTCCGAACATATCAGATCGAGATTTGTGTTAATTTATGTCCGAGGTCGTGCAATGCGGCCTCGATTTCCTTCGCACGTTTTTCCGAGGGCTTGGAGTACCCGCATATATACTTTGCAAGCAGGGTCTCATTGATACCCATGCGGCGGGCCATCTGGCGGACATTGATCTCCGGGAACTGGGCGAACGCCATTGCGACCCGGTTGTCCGATGTTTCCGCCGGCTGGTCGAAAAAGCCCTCGAAACTTAAATCTTCGTCCAGTTCGGGCCAATGAATACCCGACCGGGATAATTCGTATTTCATGCGCTGCTCATCGCTTGCCCGTGCCAGACGGGGGAAAGCGCGGAGAAGCAGACTGCCCGTTCGGCCGTCGTCGGTCGTCAGGAAAATCCGACCATTTTCGAACCATATCTTTTGCGCTTTCATATTCGTATTATTTATCGAAAAACTCCTTCCACCGTTCAATAATCACCTCTTTGTTCTCTTCTATCCCCATGAGGGCGTGTTTTAACTCCCGTGGCTTCAGACCGAAATTTTCTATCAATTTTGTCTCAGGTTCGATCATGAATTTTGCGTCACATTCTCCGTTGCTGACGTGTACGTGAACCGGTTCGTGATCGTTCGAGTAAAAAAAGAACTTCAGTCCTAAATAGTAAAAAAGTATGGGCATTGTGCAGTCGTTTGGTTTCTGGTACAAATATAGGAATAAAATTATTCCCTTGCAAATAAAAAGGAATATTTTTATTCCTACAATTATATTGCCGAAGATCAGAATTCAATCTCAATCATCCAGCCGACCCAGCTTCCGAATACTTTGTATACCGGAACCGTATTTGCAACCTTGATTGTCATACCAGCCAAACGGGGGCAGGCGTTCTGCCCCAGAGTGTCGGCCCGTAACGTTTTCAAAATCATATCGACCGTGGCGAGCATCGACAGATATTGTTCGAGTTCATCCTTATCGGTACGCTGTCCGGCCATTGCCTTTTCGAGGACGAATATGGCGGCCGGGAGTTGATCCTGATAGGAGTTCGATGTTTCTCCTGTTTGCCGTAGGGATGGATAAGAGATTACGACCTGACGGCCGTCGGCGCTCTTGAGCCGCTCGGTTCCGTGCGTGTCATCGACAACGGGGATTACCTCGTTCTCCGTTACACGCATATTGACCAGATATCGTAGTAGGTTAATGAGTTTTTGCATTGCGTTTTGCTTGCTTTACGTTGTGGTGTAGAATCTGGAATATAGTATACAGCCCCTCTTCGTCGATGTCGTTCAGCGTGCCGAGTGCCCGATCCCGTGCCAGTTCGTAGGCTACATCTGTCAATGTGAACTTCGGGCCGGCATAGTGGGCAGTTTCCTCGCTGCTGAAGATCGTGCGCATGTCGATCTGTTCCCCTGCCACAACTATCGTCCCGGTCTGGAGAAATTTGACGCAGGCGGAGAACCACATGAGGATCGTCTGTTTCTGCCACGGAGCTATCCGGCAGGCACGGCATACGTCTCGCTCAAAGGTCTCGTGACGGATGGGGACGATACGCCGGCCGGCCCGGTTGGCTTGCTTCGAAGGCTGTCGATACAGGAAAGCGATCATCCGGTCGAGAGCCGCGGGTTGCCGGGTGTTCAAGAATTCGTCGCGGGCGATCAAGGCATTCCGAAATTCCACGAGAATCAGGTCTTGCAGAGCATCGGCCGGCCCATGCAAACGATGGCCGCCGATATGGATTTCGGGCAGCGGATTCTGTATGGTGTCGAATGTCGGGAGCAGGCCGTCCTCGGTGTCGGTAAACAGCCAGCCGAGGAGGTTTTCGCAAAGCAGAAAAATGTTGGCATTTTTCCGCTCGGCAGCAGCTCGATTGAGTTTTTCCCACATTACCGAGCGCCATGTCCGTTTGATATTGAGGAGAAGATAGAGGACGCGCACATGAAACTCAAGCGGAGAGATGAGACCGGATTCCATATCCCAAAGCAGGCGCATCGTAACGCGAGCCTGTTCAGGTGTCATCTCGCTCCATTTTGAGGGGATTTCCCTGCGCACGCCGATAGCGGGTATTTCGACCGTATTCATTGGACAGAAAAGAATTTGTTTCGGGGATCGTTGTCCGGTAGAAGAGAGTATTTTTCCGCAGTAGCCGATAAAGCCTCGTGAAACTCCTCAAGGGCGGTTGCCGCCTGATGATCGAGGGCTGAAAGGTAGAATTTCAACGCATCGGTGGATGGGGCCTTCCCGGCTCCCTTACCCTGAAACGAATCTGCAAATCGCTGTGAGATTCCGATCGGGAATACAGACACCGAAAGTCTCTGGACGGCTATCACCATCGCCTTCAAAGCCACAAAACGCTGTGCTGCAAAAGCTATGTCTGAACTGACGTCTGACAGAAGCGACATGTAACGCTCCCCGGCAATCGGCTTCACAAAACGTTGTTGGACTTCGAGGATGAAGGGGATTAGCGTGTAGAAGGTGTAGAACGAGCCGTCGAGCGGGTAGATGCTTTCGAATTGGTCGAGGGTACGAAGAATCGATTGTTGCTGTTGTATACGCAGCGGAGAGTCCTTCCACTCTTTGATGTCCGTTTGCTCAAGGAAGAGATACAATTCGTCGAGTGTTCGGAAAAATGTATCGCGCAGAACCGCATCGTCCTTCTCGATCTGCCATGCCCACGGCAGTTTTTCGTTTTCACTGATTTTTACCTTTCGGCCGCTGTCTTCATGGCTCACGAGGTTTCGCTGGTAGAAGTGGTGCATAGCTTTGTATGCCACCGGCAACTGAACCCTCCGCACGAGCAGGTCTTCCGGGTCATCGGATGATACCTCAGGGTCATATTCGTCCGCCATGTACCGGGAGTGTGCCCGGTCGAATGTCGCTTTTCCGATCAGTTTGATAACCTCGTTTTGGGCCAGCATGATATCCTCGCTGATCCCGGTGAAGTCATTCGCCTTGTACCATGTACCGGTGAGGTTGTACAGCTCTGCGGAGCCTTTTTTCGTTTTATTGAAAATCATGACGTCAGTTTTTTATGCGGTCATTTGGGGATGTCTCGCTTTCGGTCAAAGGCTTACTGTGATAAAAGTCGAGTTGTAAATCTGTATTGGGAAAATTAAATCGAATAGCTTGGTTGATAGGTTCGAGAATGTCGTATGTTGGTTTGGCGGTGTTCGACATCATGAAGAGCTTGTAGGCGTACAGCATCTCGGAACCGGATGCGAGTTTTCCGGCAACCATGATGTTCGATAGAGATGCATGCAGACCGAGGCCGGACGTGATTGCCGAGCTGGACGCTTCCATGACTTTGAGTTGCGATTCGATGAAGTCTTTAATTTTCTGGTCGATCGCCTCTACCTTCCAGATGTTGGTTTGTTGCGAGAGCGGGTCAAAAACATCCACTGTGTGGAAGAATTTTCCGGCATTTTTGGCTCCGGACAACACCTCGGTCAGTTTGGTAAGCATGGTTGCCGTGAGTTTTCCGATTTCCTCTTCTACCTGTTTATCACTCCATGCCGGATTGTTTTTGCGGATGTACGTGCGCTTCTTCTCCCAATATCCGTCTGGAGAATGAACATGATACGCAGCGTTGAACCCGTTGTCGGTAACGTATTTGAATATGGCCGGCACTTCGGAGCCTCGCATGATCCAGCGCAGAGTTCCCCAATATTCAGGAATCGAATAGAAATCCCGTGCGAATGAATAGGACGAGTTGTAAGCTGCCGATGCGGGGTGTCTGGCCGGATTGCTGCTGTCGAAGACCGGGTAGGTTTGGATGCCGGTGTCGATGCAATCGTTCTCGAAGTTCCCGACGAAAATGTGCCTTACGTCTTCAAGACGACGGGTGTCGGCCCATTCGAGACGGGCATTTTTCGCAGATACAAACTCCAGTGCTGCGATTCGCGGCTTCTGGCCGGAGAGCCGTCCGCGGCGTTCGAGCAGTTTGATGTCAAAAAATCCTTTGAGATACAAGTAGTCGGTCATCGCCGCGTCGATGTACTTCAAATAGTCCCAATCTTTCAACCACGCCATTATTTCCCGGTCATCTTTGAATTCCTTCGTTATCTCGCCATTCTCGAAACGCAGGCTTCGCAGAAAGGGGCCTTCTCCGTACAGCAATCCCTTCTGACGAGCAAGGATACCGGGTGCGAGATTGTTTTCGTCCATAAGATCGCGGATTTGTACCGGCAGGCGGTTGTTGTTTCCGTAGGGTACGATCTTTTGTCCACCGACATACTGCGGCATATATTCCCAATTCTCCCGTTCTGCTTGCCATAGAAGAGTGTCGAGGTTGTTCGCTTGAGCCGTTGAGATCGTATAGACACAGTCATCGACCGGCAGGGCATATGAAAAATCCGAAATCTGGGTGGCTTTTCCTGTTTTATTCATTGCAAAACTACTTTTTGACCGTTAAAACTCATCAGCAACGGCTGATAAAAGCGCCGGGCTTGGCAGGTGTCGAGGTCAAGATATGCCTCGACGAATTCGGCATCTCGATGGTTCTCTTGTTTTTCACGCTTCAGCAGACGGGCATGCCGAACTTCGATCACTCCTTTGCTTGCGCGAGCCGTAGCATCGTAGGACATGAACGTAAAGCTGAAGGGAACCCCTTCAGCGGACAGACGGCGCATCTCTTTTATTGCATCCCATAAATCCATAGCACAAAAATAGATCGCGCAGGTGCGAAGCAAAGGACAAAGGCCCGGAGTGCCGGGCTGGAACGATGTTGATTGCAGAAAGTTCAGAATGAAAGTCGAAACGGCTGATTGCAGATTGAAAATGCCTGATTTTTGCTTCTTTTTTCGGGGCGTTTTTATGATATTCGATTGATATAGAGCACAGTTTATCCGGTCGGATGGAAAATGATTTTTGTTGAGAGAAATTTAAGGCCGTCCCGCCCTCTCGGCGAGTTGCGATTGCACGACCCTCGAAAAGGTGATATATGACAAAAAGCCTGCCGGGGTGGGGTTCGGGAAGGGGTATAGTTGCTTGCGGCTGGGCTGGGAGGTGTGGCTGGGGCGTAGCCGATCGCAAACCATATGCGGCCGATAAGAGAAAGGCCGACCCTTTGCAGAGGGCTGGCCCGATGTGTGTTGTAGAACTGTCAGCGTCGATAAATCATAATGTCCGTGTATCTGGAATTGTAGTTCAACTGCGCTTCCATTTCTTTCCGCACTGCGTTACGGAATGGATTCGCATTGACCTTCGCCTCGGAGATCCACTCGCATAGTTCGATGATCGAGGATTTGTTGGAGGTGAAATAGAAGTAGGATGTACTCGAAAGCAGGGTCAGCACGTCGAGATAGTCGGATAGCCGCCACCGGCATTTATATACCCCTACCTCGGTCGATAGGTAGGGCGGATCGACAAGGAATACGACACCGGGGATATTCTTGTATTGATTGAACAATTCCCGATAATCGGCATGAACAACCTCGATCCCGTCGAGATATCCTTCACAGGTGTAGTCTGATGCCCGCAGGTTATTATATAACCCAGCATTTTGAAGTTCCGCATAGTCTGTCACGTATTTGGATGAGAACAGCAGCGAAGACGAAAGTGTGATATAATCGACATAGCCGGTCTTTTCGGCCGACCGTACCGTGTCGAGTATCGTTGTTCGCATTTGAGACGTCAGTCTCTTGGCCGTTGGGTAATCACCTACGATCGAACGGATATCATAGAGTAGTGCGTTTGTGCGTTTGATATTCTCCAGACGTACATGGTAGTCGTCGAAGTCGTTGTAGATAACGCGGGCATCAGGTCGCTCCCGTTTGGTGACATGCGAGAGTAGGCCGCTGCCGCCGAAGAGATCCACGAATACCGTAGCGTGATCGAACTCCCGGAGTGCCTTGCGGAATTCGCGGATAAAGCGTTTCTTTTGGCCCATGAACGGCAGAGGGGCCGATGTGTAGTTTTTCATAGTTGAGTGAATTTTCAAGCCGCGAAGATCGCATGCAGAATTCATCCTGCAGCCGAAAATGCCGGGATCACACTGAAATATCCGTACAGTCCTTTTCAAACCGGGCGATGATCAGGTATACCTGCCGTTCGCATACTCCGTATTTTTCGGCCAATACAGCCGCTATGTAGGTCATTTTACCCCCCCCCTCGCGGAGCTTACGATAGTCTTCATAAAGATCAATGTATTTGCAATCGTCCAGTCGAATACCGACGGACGATAGGCGTCGCAGGAGTTCGCGGTTGAACGATATAACCTCATAAAGTTTCATTGCACTCTGTTTTTTATTACCTTTGTCGTCTCACCTGCATACTGAAAGCAAATGCGTCATAGACGCGACGGAAGACTATCCAGCCCTCGGTCGTGCGTCTATGGCGCATGCTTGCGTAAGTATGTAGGTGAGATGACTACTTGCGGCCGGGGGCTTTATTTGTTCCCCCAAAACAGTTTGCAGGTTTGAATATAATGGTTACCTTTGCATTGCATAGGATTGAGAAGTGAGAATTTCTCTATCCGGCGGAGATGGAGACGTCTCCGCTTTTTTTATCCGAAGGTTGGTTCGTAAATAATATCGCTCCGCGGTGATCCTTTGACGATCTGGATTAACGGCGGCGTCATCATCAGGTATTTGAAAGAGTCTGAGGGATTGGTAGATCGCATCGGCAACTCGGCGACCGGGAGATGCTCCGACCGTTTATCTTTACAGATTTTACCTTTCGAGACCCGTGTCCGAGCGTTTTCGAGCGAAGCCTTGAGCGGTTTGCACTGGTAAGCATCGATCAGCACTTGCGGCAGATATTTATTGTGCCCGGCCAGCAATTCCTGCATGAAGATATACTCGTCACCCTGCCCGATATTCCCTTGCCCTATGGACATCAACTGTACACTCCAACCCGTAGGACGCTCGTTGCTGTCGAATTCGATCGCGTGTTTGAGCTGCGACGCGGTGTCGGTACCCATTTTCCGGTAGTTGTTGCCGGCGCGGTCGTAATACAGCATCACGTATTTGTTCTTGTGGTGTGCGAAATAGGTGACGAATTTGTCTGCTAACTGCCGGATCGATTCTGGGGAAAGGGTATAAATGAACTTCAATATGCGCAGTACCCGCGGTTCCTCTTGGGCAACGCACATTGAGCACATATTACCGAAGTCCACGCCGAGCGATAGCGCCCGCTGTGGATTACAATATCGTAAGACCCGGCTATCTTCTTGCTCCAGAAGTCCGAATCGTTCGTAGGCTTCTTCATCGATGCCATCGTAGTAAAAGTGCCGTTCTCCGAGGTTGGCATAAAAACGCTCTCCGCCCTCCAGTGTCGGTTTCATCGAAAGGATCGCAGCCTTGTAGTCGCTGAACTGCTCTGCGAAGGCGTCGTCGAACCATTCGGCAGTCAGGATATCGACGTTGATGTACGATGATGCAAGCATAAAGAAGGTTGCGGTTTCTGGTAGGCGCCGCAGCTCCACCCAGCGGCTCCGCCAAAGACGCGCCGTGCGTAGTTTGTTTTTGTACTCACGTTCAGCCTCCTGTGTCCGGATTCGTTGCCATTCCAATTTTGCAGCGACGTATTCATGAAGCGCCTGATTGTATATCAGCCCTGCCTGCATGACCAGTGTCAGCCGTTCGGTATTCATTGCTGAGGCTCCTTTCAGTATCCAGTCATATTCTCCGATGTGCGATACATCGGGCATATCCGTAGTGAAGGAGTAGCCGCGGTAGAATGGAGAGTTCCCATATTGCACGCTGTATCCGCGGACGGCTTTCATCAAGTTGGCGATCTTCTCTTCTTTGAAATATTTCACCTCATCCCCGAACACATAGACATATGAGCTGCCAGCCAGTGTCGAAGGTCGGTCGAGGGAGCCGAACCGGATATTTGTACCAGTATGAAAAATGATCGTACGCTTGTAGGATACGAGACGGTTGAAGGGCTTCCAGAAATGCGGTTTGAGCCATTCGGGTAGGTGCTCTTTCTCTTTTTCAGTGTAAGTAGGGGGTTCCTTTTCGATTACGTAGTGGACACCTTCACGTAAGCCTTTGCGTTCGAGTCCCTCAAGTACACCGGGTAGGATATTCGAGGAGAGATTCGAGAAGGTGTCGGCCACCCATACCAAAGGGGCGCCCGGCATGTCGAAGATAATTTCTGCGAGGCGCTCGGTTTGGAAGTCCGTAGTCTTGGCTGAGCCGCGGCCCAAGACAGCGCGGAGCTTTCGTGGCATCAGTAACGATGCCACTTGGGCGTACAGGTTCTGATATTGTACGTCGATGCAGGGGCTGTCCCCTGCGTTAATTCTCTTCCTGTGCGACATTGATGATTTCGATAAAATCCACATCTTCGATCCCGGCTTCCATGCGTAGGCGCTTTTTTACTGCGTCTGGTGCCAGAATCGAATCGATCTGGCGCGATAGCGCGTCTCGGTTTGCCGGCGGGAGGCTCACATCCGAAGAGTCGAGGGATAGAAGGCGAATCGGTTTGACATATTGCGATGGCGGGAGCTGTTCCGGGTCGGGGTGATCGAGGCGGAGAATTTTTGCGGCCTTTGCCCGCATGTCTGCCGCCACGGCGTAGTCGGCGGCGCAGGTCGCTCTTTGGGCGACGATGCTCGACCATGCTTCGAGATCATCGGCGTATTTTTGCCGAAGCGCCTCTTTCGTTACACGCCGGTTCGAGTAGAAGAGATTCACGGCTTCATCATAAATATCGACGGCGCGGGCATAGGAGAGTTTAAAGGGCGGCTTTGTCAGGAATTTGATGACATTTCGGCGGTCGTGTTGTTTGGAGAGGGAGAATACGAGATTCAACAAGTCGATATATAGCTGTTCTTTTGCCGAGAGATCGTCTTCGCAACCTTTGTCGATGTAGTCCATGATGCGCTGGTAGGATTGCTCGTCGGTGAATCCTCCGAACACATCCAGTTTCGTCATTTCAAACGAACGGTCTCGTTGTACTTTGTAGAGCTGTGTCGTCGCCGGAATGTTTCCGGCGAGAGCTTCATCCATGAGCTTTATTTCAAGCAGGGCGCGTTTCTGCAAGAGACCACGGGCAATCAGTACGGCAACGCGGCTGTTCGGGTCGTTGTACTCCTGCATAAACTGCTCGACATTCGCGTTGATGCTCCGGGCGATATCTTCCGGCGGCCAGCCGAGTGCACCGAGATCGACCAGCATCTGCTCTTCTTCAGGCGCGAGGGTTTCACCGATGGTCTTATGGTCGGGTAGTTCGTTCATATTCTTCGATCATTTTATTGACGGCTGCAAGTTCGCGTTCTTTCGCCTTCAGACGGTTTCTTCGCTCGATATCCAGATGGGGCTTGCTGCCGCGGGTTATCTCGTGTTTGATCCGCCAGATGCTGCCTTTGAGATTCTTTTGTTTGGCGACAAGGGCAACCGGCCCCATTTTACGCAGTGTCGCCAGTTCCTGCATCTCTTTGAAGATCGAGTGCCGGCCGAGCAGCGTATGATGCTCGGCGTAGTATGTGAATTCGTAGAGAATTTTTCGATTTTCGGAAAAAGATTTTATAAGATTTTCGGCCGTCGCAAAACATTCGTCCAGTGTGGTACAATCGAATAGCCGCCGATGCGCATCGACGTAATCTCGATAGGCTGTAATTTTGTCGGCTGCCAGAATTTTCAATTCGGGCGGACAATCTGGTTCAGAGAGAAACGCCCATTGTTCCCGGAAGGCCGGGCGGGAGCTGGGCGGAGGTGTCGTGAGTGGAGAAGTCCCCGATACTTTGCACAGCGTGTCGATAAGTAACGATTTGTACCGATCGGGACGTGCTGTTACGAGCCGGGTGAGATGCTCGTTCTTGGCGTAAAGAGAGAGGAGCCGAAGCCCTGCTTGGACTTCGGCTCCGGACTCTAACCACTTTTGAACGGCATTTTGCATTACGACCTGATTTTGGTGAGTAAGGGGGATACCGCATTCCAGCCTTCGGCAGATGCTGCAATGAATTTACGCTGACAGAGTCCGGCAATCACGACGTTCTCACATGGATTGCTCCGCAGGACGAGTGTAACGAAGTTACCGAAATCATGCGAAACTTCCGTAGCACGGACACCGCGGCGATACTCTTTTGCATAATCTGCGACGAGAGTTTCGTCGTCGGCATCCTCTTGCATCGTTCCGCAAAGTTCGACCAGAGCCACTTTGTTCAGGAGCATCGGCAGACGTTCTGCGTAGTGTCGGGAACCGTCTCTGCAAACGTATACCTTGAGTTGTGCCAGATCTGCAAAATCCACCGGAGCGACCGGTGCGCAGTTGGCGGGGACAAAAACGAATTCGTCGGGGATGGATGCGTTTGCAATCAGTGCGGGGAACTGCTTGGACAAAGGAGCATCATCGACGAATACAAGCGTACAGTATCCGGGTGCTGCCTTCTGCCATAAAGCCTGTAACAGCTCTTTCGTGCCGGGGTAGGCAGCGATAACGATGACGGAATCGTTAGCCGGTACTCTTCCATCGTCCGGAGAGACAGGTTCGGGGGTGACATCCTTTTCCGGATGGGGCGAAATAGAACCCGGCTCCGGCATGGGGGTTTCTTCTGGAGTGTTCTCATCGGGGCTTGCGATTCCCGCGTCTGCGGCTCGTTTCTCAACTTCGACCGTAGGTGTGGCCGAAACAGCCGGGGTGCCTTGGCCCCCGGTCTGTCTTGCGGTATTATTCTTTCCCATACTATGCCCCCTCTTCAGGTGTCGGTGCCGATGTGGCCTCGTCGGCGAGTTCCGGCATCTTGCCTTTGTAGATGCTCGCCCCGATCAGGTCTCGCTGCTCCTGCTTGAACGTGAGCTTCCGCTTGCGGGCATCCTTGTTGTTGGTGTATTCCGTCGTCAGGAAGAGCGGGTTGCATTTCGAGCCGCGATATTCCGCCGTATTACCGTTGGCGCAATCGCGGTTCAATGCGATGAATCCTCGGTTGCGGGCGTACTCCGTGAAACCGGCAATCTCGGCCGAATCGCCCGGATGTTCGAAGGCGATGCCGACTTTGACGCCGCGGGCGTCGGGATCTCCTTCAGACTCTTCGGTGCATTCGATCGTACTCGGCGTGGCGTAGATGCCGATCGCTTTCTTTTCTGCGATCAGCTCCAGATCGCTTTTCATGACGACGTCCCCGATTTCCCGCGTCGGCTCCGCAGCGACGAATTCGACCGGGACGAGGATTATTGTCGGGTTTTTGGGACGAGGGCAGCCTGCGCCCTCGTCCGTTTTCAGAATTGATACAGGGTTATACATGATAATCGGTGTTAAGGTTTGATACTATGCGCCCTCGGTGGGATTTTCCACTTCGCCGGCAGTGTTGGTCTTTTTCCAGAAGTCGGTCGAGCCGTCATCCGAGATTGCGGCCTGCGGGTCGTAGCCGGCCGGAACGGAAGCGAAGAGCATCTCGCCAAACGCGAAGCCGACACCGAGCCAGAATTCGCCGTAGTAGCGGACTTCGTAATCGACCTTCTGGATGTCGGTGATCACCTGCGGCTGGTTCAGGTTCTGCAACATGATGAAGTTCGACTTCGGCGTGCAGAAGATGATCGGCGAACCGTACAGGCAGTCGAGTACCTGAAGCGAGAAGTTCGTGAAATCGACACGGTCTTTGCCGAAATCGGGATTCTCCGTGCCGCTGCCAGCTCCCCACTTGTCTTTGTAACCTCGTTTGTATTTCACGTAGAGATCGGCAGACAGGAAGATGTTCATCTTCAAGGACTGATACTTCGCCAGAATCTTGTGGGCAAAGTCATCGATGTACTCGACGACTTCGGCATCTGTTGCTGTGCGCAGATCCTTTGCGTTCGGGTAGAAATTGATACCCTTATCACCCGATTTGGCCGCTTCTACGAGCAGCGTCTCGATGCCGTTCATCGACTCTTCCGGCTTACCGACATCGGTCGGATTCTCCTTGGCCTTGTACTTGCCTTTGCCGATCATTTTCATCTCGATATCCTGAAGGATCGACGGCAGCAGAATCTTCTGCACGATGTAGCGTGTGATCGGCATCTGATCGGGGGACAGACGCTCGTTGTAGAGCGACAACAGCCACGAGTTGGCGACGTCGGCCGGGACGATCGCAAAGTTGATCTTGTGCCGGTAGTTCTGGATTTTGATGGCAGTGAACCGTGCATCGCCTGACGGTGTCCACTTGGCCGAGAACTCCTGTACGACGGACGTATAGTCCGAGCGGACGGCTTTGTAGGTTTCGATCGCACGCTTCGGCGTCATGAACTTCGCCGTGGTGAAACCCCGGTAGATGTCCTGCATGAGTTCCAGACTGTTTCCCTGCGACGAGTAGGTGCCCAGTTCCTTTTTCAGATCATCCACGTCGATCGTGGCTGCGGAGAAAGTCGGAAGCTGGCCCGTGGCCAGAGCTTCGAGCGCGAGGCGGTTGTGGGATGCCTTCGCGTCGATCGTGAAGGTACGGCCTTCGCCTTTCCCGAATACTTCGGTCGCAGCGGGCTTATCCTCACGGGCTTTGGCGAGTTTCTCCTTCTCCTGCTGTAAGATCGTCATCTGGGCAGACATCGACGCGATTTTTTCTTCTGCTTTTGCCAGCTCCTGCCGTAACTTATTTTTGTCGTCGCCGCCGGAGCGACCGATGGCATCGAGGAAGTTCAGCAAAAGCTGTTCTTTCTGTGCGTCGTCACTTGCATCGTTTGCGACGTATGCGTCGTAGTACTGCAAGGCTTCCGGGCCAAATTTCTGTTCGAGAATCTTACGCTGATCTGCAGAGAGTACCTCACGCCCTTCTGCATCACGCGAAAGATTTTCCACCCCGACAGTTCGGGCGAAGATTTTCGAGATAAAGTTCCAGTTCAATTTCATGTTTGATATAATTATGAGTGAATACTTGCGCGGACGAAGGCGTGATCGACGCATTCCTGTAGAGTAGCGATGCCGTCGGCAAGGCCGTTTTCAATAGCTTTGTCTGCGAAGAAAGTCGCGCCGGTCAATACTCCCGGAGCGTCGGCCCGGAGGGCTTGCCGGCCCGCTTTGACGTCGGTATGGAACGCGGCGACCAAATGAGACAGGCGCATGCGGATCAGCGTGTAGTTTCCGGTGAGCGCTTGACGGTATGCGAGGTTTTTGTCGGATGACTCTTCCGCATATATTTCGTGAACCTTTTGTCCGGATTTTTCCAATGCCTCGCGGTCATCGATGAAATATGTATATGCGCCGATCGACCCTACTTCCGATGTGATGGCGTTGTCGCAATAGACGGCGTCACATTGTGCGGCGATCCAATAAGCTGCTGACGCGCAAAAATCGGCATGTGCGAGCAGAGGCTTCCCTGTGGCTTTGAATTTCCGGATTGCATCCAGCATCAAGGGAACGGCCGTCGAATTCCCGCCGCCGGAGTCAATGTCGAGAACGCAGGCAACGACGTTTGTGTCAGCCGCAGCAGCGAGAAGGGCCTGCGCATATGTGGCCGTTCCGATCGTTCCGCAGGAGTCGTATTTGGTAATCGTACCGGATATCGGGATTACAGCAACGCAGGGGTCGCCGCTTCTGGCTGCATTGGCAGAAACGGCACGGGCGTTGACGTCATAAAGTATGACGTCGAATTCCCGCTCGGCAGATTGGAGCAGAATGTCCTGTTGCTGGAGTAGTGAAATGGCCGTTGGTATGAGAGTGGAAATATCGTGAACGAGCCAACGACCGCGGCGCAGTTCGAGGGCCAGCTTGACGTTGTTCTCCGGGGTGATCAGGCGTTTCATTTCTTTTTTATGCAAATCTACTTGGTCGCAGACCGCATAAAAAGGACGGTGTTACGTTCTTACCGCTTCAATCGTCGTTTGGTATTTGCAGGTGGCAACGAGGGTTTCTTCCTCGGTCAGTGTAAGTAGGGCCGGGATGTCCTTGCTGCCGAAAGTAAGGGAGCCGCCGTGCCACTTAACGCGGGCAATCGCCGGTTCATGCAGGAAAGCGTCGTCAGAACGGAGTGTTGCTGTCAGAGTAATCGTCAAGAGTTCTCCAGCATCTTCACGGGTTGTTGCGATTTTGAGTTTACCGAACGGACTGACCAACGGAACCCGCCGAAACTCGGCGGCAGGACATGCCGCCGGTTTTAAGGCGATAGAGGTGATAATTTTAAGCATATTATCAGTGAATTTGTAGAAATAATTACGATTTTCGGTTAAACTTTTTTCGGCTCATCGACGAGCGATTCGATGTAGTATGCACGGCGGGTCAGTTTCCGTTTCAAGGCTTCCAGTTCCTTCAGTTCCCGACGATAGGCCCGCTTGTGGAGGGATTCAAAATATTCAGCCGAGAACAATTTACGGGAGAGGATGAACGCTTCGATAATCTCCTCTTTGCGTTGGCGCAGGGCTTTTCGGCGCTGCACGAACTCCCAAAAATCGAGTTCAAAGTAGGCACGCAAGGAGATGTTGAGCTGCTTGGTCGCTTGGGCCGAGAGGTAGATGAACTTATTTTGGAAGTTCTGGGTGGCCTCGTTGATCGGCAGTATAAATGTCACTGCAAATTTTCCGCAAGCTTCTCTGGGCGGGAGGCTTGCAGCTTGAGTGTGGCCGATGATCAATTTCCCAAAACAATTTCGGGCTGTTACGATATAAGCGCCTGTATTGTCCCGCTCGAAGAGATAGGCGAGGTAATCCATGTGTATTCGGTCATCTACATCGAAGGTGAGTCTCATTTCCATATTCGTTTATCAATTCCGGTTTTTAAGGTTCGTACATACATAGGATCGAGCCTGATCAGAGAATCGTCTTTTATGTCGATAAAGCAGCAACGGTTCCCGAATTCATCTATCCAGTCGAACAGCCCGTCGTTACACATGGACTGCACGATTCCAATGAACTCTTCGGGATTGCCTGCAATAGCTGCAATCCGCTGCCAGCGGCTGGGTGGCAGCCGTGAGAGCTGCGCTACCAATAAACGAAGGTACCTCAAGAACTCTTCGTCGGAAAGGTCATAGTATGTTTTCATAAAAAGGGTACCTATTTTGGGCAACTACACGAACTACAATTAACTACGTGTTGAAAATCAGATATTTACAAAACTACAAAAGTAGCTTTTCATAGTGATTGTAGTTTTAAGAGTTTGAAAGTGATGAAAATGTAGTTTTATGTAGTTTTTTTGTTGTTAAAGTAGTTGTGTTTATTTCACTGATTATTAACGTTGTAGTTCGTGTAGTTCATGTAGTTGGCATTTTTTCAATCCGTGGCGGTACTTGCGGCGAATACCTGCCAACATGCGAAACGCCGAACTCCGGCGGTAGCGCTCGGCGGCTTCGATGATCCTGTGGATTTCAATACATGACGCAGCGGCAGCTTGGGCCGCGGCTGTCATAGACGAGGAGCAGGCCGCAAATGCATGGCCTGCTCTTAAAAGGGAACCTGATATGTCATATAGGTCATTCATACGGATCGCATTTTGCGGCATGATTGCTGACGGCAAGCCCCTCGCCGATTAATCCCCGGTAATCGATCAGAAGCGTGTCGAGGTAGTCATAAAGTCGGTGATATGAATAGATAGGGTAGTGTTCGCCGTTCAAATAGCATGCGGAAAAATCCCCGGTTTCCGGCAGATACATCAATTTGATCGCTGGAATGTGCAACGGGCCGAGCCGATAAGCGACACCGATTTCCTTATCGAAGGCGACCTGATCCGGAGAACACTTGAATACGATCGCCGCACACCCAATCAATGGAACGAGTCGATGTCCCCTATGGGTGATCTCGTTACGAACATCATCACCCGGCCGAAGGATCGGTAACTGCTGTCCGATGATTGAGAAGCCGGTTTTGTCTCTTTTCTGCACTTTCATCGTGACGTCGAATTTCAATCCAAATGCCGAATATCGACTGATGTAGTTTGTGAGCATTTCTTTCATCATCAAATAATTTTATGCCTTGAGGCGGTTATTTGTGGGCGACCGGGGACTCGAACCCCTAATTTCCGAATGTTCTTCTTATACCAATTTTCCCATTTTATAAGATGCCTGTCGTCGCCCTGCCGGTTTTACATTTTCATCAGCACACTCCTTTCTTTTTTTTCACTTTTCATAAATTCAGTTTATAACCGTTGGACACTACCCATTCAATACGACTTACGAGCAGATCGACAATACTGTGACATTGAGCGTAACCGAAATCTTCATCCTCTGACATGCCGCCGTATTCGAACATCCAGCCATCATTACCCTTTGTCCTTTCGATACAAGGGCACCATAAATTCTCGAAAATATGAATGGGTTTAATCAGCCCCAGCAGGTCGGCGACCGTGAAGGCAGGGACATCCCTATCGCTTGGATCGATTTGCCTGTTTGCTTTGGTATTCAGGTTGTAAAACACCTCTTCAGAAGGGTCTTTGGAAAAATCCTGATTAATCCAATACTCCCACACCATGCTCGCCTTCTCCGCGGGCACCCCCATTCCAATCAGCTGCTTCGACTGCTCGATGCTTGTTACTTGGTCTTTCATTCCTCGTTCAGTTTTTGTATGAAATTCTTTCGGTGGTATTCGTAATCCGGTTCGAACTCGCCATCCTCCCCGTTCTCAAACCACATATCATCGAATGCACTGATACCCTTCTTGCGCATCCGTTCCTCGGCCTCCTGCTCGGCGAGTTCTGCCGCCCTTATTGCGTCTTTCTTCATCATCGCCCGGGCCTCCTGAAACGTTACCCCGTCGATGTGGAAATAAAAATCACTTTCACGGATAATTGCTTTTGCTTTTTCACTTTTCATATGTTCAGTTTATAGCCGTTCGACAAAAGCCATTCGGTAGCAGCCATAAGCACATCGACCAGTTTCGGCCCCCGATAGGAGGTAAGCTCCGACCCTTTCTCGGTTTCGTACCCTGCATACCAGCCTTCATAACATGGGGTGATATTGAGGTAGAATGTTCCCTTGCGCTCGATAAACATCGGTAGCAATTCCATGATGTCAGCGACCGTATAGGCGGGACGATAGTAATCCGGATACTTATTGTGCAGTATACGCCTCGCTTTCTCATCCGTGTTCCATATTTTCAATCGGGCGCAATCTTCGTCTATTTCCCACACCATGCTGGCCTTCTGCGCGGGCACTTCCAGTTCGATCAGCCGCTTCGACTGCTCGATGCTTGTTACTTGATCTTTCATTCCTCTTTCAGCTTTTGGATGAAATTTTTTCGGTGGTATTCGTAATCCGGTTCAAACTCGCCATCCTCCCCGTTCTCAAACCACATATCGTCGAATGCACTGACAGCCTTCTCGCGCATTCGTTCCTCGGCTTCCAGCTCGGCAAGTTCGAGAGCTGTATATGCTGTCGAAGCATCGACCATCCGATCTCCGTTGTGCATTTGAATAACATCGTTATCAATAAATTGCTTTGCTTTTTCGCTTTTCATAGTTTTATCTTGTTATATCTATCAATAATTTATTGCCCGACGGCTGGGGTGTTGAATTGAGATTGTAGCGATAAGGTTTGAAATCATTGTATTTGCAGCTATAAAAAACAGTTTTCTTGTTGCACCAATTCGCTAAATGACGTTGTTCTTTTGTGGGTTCGATCTTATTTTCGAAATCTCTGTACGGCTGCGCAAAAGGATTGATCCGCATTTCTCGGAAGATATTGATTCGATACAACGCATCTTCAATATCTTTCACAAGGCAGTAGATAAAGAACCTATACCGGCCAACACCTCGGCGCTCTAATTCTGTAATGCACTTTTTAACAGGTTCCAGTTGTGCACGGGTATCGCAGGCAAATCGAATGTGCCGAATCCATTTTACCCGTGCCAGCATATCGAGGATGTAAGGATCATCGCAGGCCCGCCGGGCATCCAGCCCTTGATTGAAGTCAACCGCGATGCCCATGCGGATTATCTCCTCGATCTGTTCCAACCCGAAATCCGACGCCAGTACATTGTTATCGAGCAGCACGGCACTGTGTTGTTTGCCGATAAACTCCCGGATCGGAGATGCTGGCCGGATGCCGCCTTCTTTGGTCGGAACGATGCACCACGGGCAACGGTTCACACAGCCGCGCGTCAGAAATCCATAGGCTTCTTTTACACCGTAGAGCGAATAATCCGGGCATATGTGCTCGATCTCTTCGGGCAATACC